CTGTAGGAACAGCATTTTCAGCTTCTATTAATCCTGCTAATTCAAATTATATATTTAAAAAATTAGGTTCTAATCCTGAAAATAGTAAAAATGGAACAAATTCTTATAATGGTGATCCTGGTTTTACTTATTTAAATTTCCAAGAATTACAAACAGAATTTTTAAAAAATGGAACAACTGCAGGATATAACCTTATAGGTTCTGAATCAAAAGTATATGTTGTTACACAATCTACTGCATTAACATTTAGTGATGGGGGAACAGGTAAATCTCCAACAGAAGGATATGGTTGGGCAACAACACCTTACGTAACATCTCAATTTTTAGATTCAAATAAATCAACTAAAAATTTATTTAGATTACATACATTAGATCATGGTGATGGTTTAAGTCAAGAATATAAAATCTCAATTACTAATTTAAGAGAACCAAGTGATATAGATAATGAAGAACAATATTCAACATTTACAGTTAATTTAAGAAAATGTGGAGATAAAGATAAATCTCCAAATATATTAGAACAATATAATAACGTAAATTTAAATCCTGATTCACCACGTTATATATCAAGAATAATAGGAGATAGATATCCTCAATATAATGATACTTTAGATAAAGTAGAACTATTAGGAAATTATCCAAATAATTCTAATTACATTAGAGTAGAAGTATCACCAGAAGTAGAAGCTAAATCAACTTCACCTAAATTATCTCCTAAAGGATTTAAAGCAGTATATGACCCAATAACTACTTCTTCATTTGCAATAGATGTAAAATTCCCATCAGCTTCATATGAAGGAGTACAACAAATAGGATCTAACTATAATATAGGGGGATATTTAGGGTTTAAATATTCAGAAAAAGCTAAAGACAACATGAATTTCTTAAAATCACTACCTGATGGTGCAACAGCTAACGTAGCGGGTGATTTTAATGTAGAAAATTATTCAGGACATGCTGAATCTGGTTTATGGTCAGGTTCATTAAGTGCCTCTATAAGCGCAACTGGAGAATCTGGACCAACAGCAGCTCAACTTAAATTTACAATACCTTTCCAAGGAGGACAAGATGGTATAAGACCAGATGTAGTAAAACAAGTAGGCACAAATATCACAGATACTAATTTATATGGGTATAATTTAAAAACAACATCACAAGCTGGATATAAAGGATATAAAAAAGCAATAGATATACTATCTAATCAAGATGAATATGATATTAATATGTTAGTAACACCAGGTGTTTTACATTCATTACATCCATTAATTACAAATGCTAGTATTGATATGTGTGAAGCAAGAGGTGACGCTTTCTATGTAATGGATTTAGGTGATGTAGATGCATCAGTAAACCAAGCAGTAGGATATGTAGGTAGTTTAGATACTAACTATGCAGCTGTTTATTATCCATGGGTTAAAGTATTAGACCCTGCTTCCAATAAACCAACCTTAGTACCACCATCAGTAATAGTTCCAGGAGCTATAGCAGCTTCAGATAGAATAGGTGCAGAATGGTTTGCACCAGCTGGTTTAAATAGAGGTATTTTAGGTAATGTATTAGAAGCTAAAATTAGATTAAACCAAGCTGAAAGAGATATACTATATGATAATAAAATCAACCCAATAGCAACATTCCCACAAACAGGAGTTTGTATTTGGGGTCAGAAAACATTACAAGAAAGACCTACAGCATTAGATAGAATAAATGTAAGAAGATTGTTAATCACACTTAAGAAATTTATTGCAAGTTCTTCAAGATATTTAGTATTTGAACAAAATACTTTACAAACAAGAACAAGATTCTTAAATATAGTTAATCCTTATTTAGAATCAGTACAACAACAACAAGGTTTATACGCTTTTAGAGTACAAATGGATGAAAGTAATAATACCCCAACAGTAATTGATAGAAATGAATTAAGAGGTGCTATTTTCTTACAACCTACTAAAACAGCTGAATTTATAGTATTAGACTTTAATGTGTTACCAACAGGGGCAACATTCCCCTCATAAAAAAAGGAAATTATTATATTTATAACGGAATAATTAAAAACGATTAAAATAAATAAAAGATGGCAATATTAGAAACAAATGAAATGATGTTTACTGCATTTGAACCTAAATTACAAAATAGGTTTTTAATGGAGATTGACGGAATTCCCGCATACTTAATTAAGAGTCTTAATCGCCCAAACTTTACTTCAAATACTATAGTTCTTGATCATATTAATGTAAAAAGAAGAATTAAAGGTAAGGCAAGTTGGGAACCGATAAACTGTGAATTATATGATCCTGTGACTCCATCAGGAGCTCAATCAGTAATGGAATGGGTAAGATTATCACATGAATCAGTAACGGGTAGAGATGGATATTCTGATTTTTATAAAAAGAATGTATATATAAGAACTTTAGGTCCTGTAGGAGATGTTGTTGAAGAGTGGATTTTAAAAGGAGCTTATTGTTCTAATGCTAATTTTGGTCCTATGGATTGGACTTCAGATGCACCAGCTAGTATTTCAATAACAATAGAAATGGATTACGCTATATTAAATTACTAATATGAAAAAATCAGAATTAAGAAAACTAATTAGAGAAGTAATAAGTGAACAACTTTTATCAAATGAGTGTTCAGGTCTTGAAGGATGGTTATCAACAGAATCAGGTTTTGCTGGAGCATTTAACACTGAAGGAGAGACAGGACCCATGACCATTACTGATTTTTGTATGGGTTGTGCTGATACGGAAATCACCCAAGGACCTGGAATGGATATTTTGATGAATTGGATAACGACTTATCCTGGAGATACTTTAGGTTCCCAATACTTTAATTTTATTTCTACATGTGGTTCAGGCCAGTGTTTATTTAATGGTAATGATAACCCATGTTCATGTTGTAATTATAATCCAGGAGCTCAATCACCATCTGCACCAGCTACACCAGCGGCTGCTAGTATGGGAACTCCAATGGCCCCACCAACACCAGGTGATATGCCAGGTCAACCAACAGCATCTCATAATCCAATTCATCCTAAAAAAAATAGACGTTCACCACAAAGACGTTTACCACAAAGAAGTTCATAATATGAAAAAATCACAATTAAGAAAATTAATTAGAGAAGTAATAAGCGAACAAATAGTAGACCCCGCACCACCACCAACAGCGGCACATAGTTCATCCCCAGCACCAAATCCAAACATAGCAGGGGGAGTACCAAGACCGCCACGACCTAATTCCCCAATGGGACAAACAGGAATGCCCTCACAGAGTAGAAAAGGCAATCCCGGAGCAGGAAAGCATACAGTAGACCAAATGATAAGTTATATGATGGAAGAAATAAAAAATGCTGATAGGAAAGAAAGAGAACCTTTATGGAAAAGACTTAAACATGCAATTAGCCAACTTAATATTTTTGGTGAAGGATGCCCTGGACCCCCTGACTGCCCTATGCCTCACTAAAAAATACATAATAAAAAAAAGCGCTATTTTTAGCGCTTTCTTTATTTCTACATATATGTATATCTGAACTAGTTTTATAAATTAAATATAACGTTATGGAAAACAAACAACCACAATTCCCGGCTGAAGAAGTTACATTACCTTCTAAAGGCCTTCTTTACTCAGAAGATTCTCCTTTAAGATCAGGAAAAATAGAAATGAAATATATGACTGCAAAAGAAGAAGATATTCTTACTAATCAAAACTTTATAAAAAACGGTGTAGTTATTGATAAATTGTTACAATCTCTTATCATAACACCTAATGTTGATTTTAAAGATCTATTATTAGGAGATAAAAATGCTATAATGTTAGCTGCTCGTATTTTGGGATATGGAGCTACTTATGAGGTAAAAAGAACCCATCCAGAAACGGGTGTAGAATCTGAAGGTATAATTGATTTATCTAAAATTGAAGATAAATTAATAGATGAAAGTATAATTATTAATAATAAAAATGAATTTGAATTTACTCTTCCTACATCAAATATAAAAATAACTTTTAAATTACTAACTCAAGGTGATGATAAAAAGATCGAAAGAGAAATAGAAGGACTTAAAAAATTAAATAAACAATCATCAGACGGTATTACAAGATTAAAACATATCATTTTATCTATAAATGGGGATTATGATGTTAAAGCTATTAGAGATTTTATAGATAATAATTTATTAGCCAGAGATGCAAGAGCATTAAGACAATATATAACATCAATACAACCAGGTATAGATATGTCTACAGAAGTTGAATTTAAAGATGGGTACGTCGAAACAGGTGTAACGTTACCCATCAACGTTAACTTTTTTTGGCCTGACGCCGAGCTATAGGAATATTATATTCGCTCAGATTCACGACTTAGTGTACCATGGAGGCGGTGGATTCATACACTCAGAAGTATATAACATGCCAATTTGGATGAGAAAATTCCATTTAAAAACTATAAATAAATTTTTAAATGATTAGCATGAACAACAAAAAAAATATAACGATGGTTTAAGAAACCCACAATCAAATAAAAAGATTAAGGGTCCTAATATAAAACCTCAATCAACATATAATGTTAAAAAGTAAAAGGTATCGTGGATACCTTTCTTTTTTCTATATTTATTACAGAATAAAACAATTACATTTCAAATGGCTGACGAAAATCAATTTAATAGTGAAGGAGCAAAAAATTTTTCTGATCAAACGAAAAAAGCCTCCGACAATCTACTTAATGTAACAAAACGATTAAAGGAACTAGCAGAAATAGAAGGTAATATAGGACAAGGTTTTAATAACTTTCTAGATTCAGCTAAACAATTATCAAGCACATTAGGGGAGAATAGAGACACATTACAAAAAATAGAAACAGGCCAGTTAAACTTAAATGAAGCCCAAAAACTACAAGCCAAATTAAAAGAAGACACAGCAAAATTAGATAGAACTGCTGATAATATGGCTAAACAGCTTTTAGGTAAAAAAAGTAATTTAACAAAAGAAGAAAAAAACCAAGTAAAAGAAAAAATAGACTCCATAAAAAAAGCTGCAGCAGCACAAAATCAAGAAATGGATGATGCCGTAAAAAAAGCTGCAAAAGGGGAAACATTTTTAGCTAAAGGATTTGATAAATTAGGTGATAAGATGAGGGGTTTAGGAATGGATGATGCCGCAGATGGTATAAGCGAAATAGGACAAGGAGTTCGTGAAACAGCTATTGCTGGAGGTGGTATGTTTAAACAGTTATTAAGCGCAGTTGGTGTTATGAAAATTATAAAAAGCATTAACCCCTTTGGGTTAATTTTAAGTGCACTTACTTTCATAGTAAAAACTATGCTCTCTGTAAACCAACAAATAACGGAATTAGGTAGGAGTTTAGGAGTATCTACTGATAGAGCACGAGATATTAGGGTACATTTCCAAAATGTAGCCAATTCAGTTGCAATGGCGGGAGTTGAAGTTGAAGAAGTTTTAAAAGCCCAAGAAAGTCTTAATGATGCTTTAGGAACTTCTGTTACTATGATTAGTAAAGACTTAATAGGGGGAATGGCTGTGTTAGTAGAAAGATTTGGTGTATCAGCAGAAGCAGCAGCAAATTTAGCCTTATCTGCATTAGCTGGGGGTAAGTCGGTAGAATATATGGCCGATGAAATTAGAAGGGGTGGTCTAGAAGCTTCAAGCCATTTAGGAGTAAACATAGATAATAAAAAGATATTAGAAGCATCAGCTAAAATAACAGGTGAAACAAGAGTTATGTTTTGGGATAATGCAAGAGCAATGGGGGAAACAGTCGCCAAAGCACAAGTGTTAGGAAGAACTATGAATGAAATTAAAGACCAATCTAAAGGTTTTTTAGATTTTCAATCATCTATCTCAAAAGAAATGGAAGCAGAAATATTTTTGGGAAAACAACTTAATTTAGATAGAGCTAGATCAGCCGCTTTAACAGGAGATTTAAAAACATTCCAAGAAGAAATAACAAGGGAAGCAGGAACATTTTTAGAGTTTACTCAAATGAGTACTATGGAAAGGCAGAAATTAGCAGAGGCTTTAAATATGAATGTAGACGCTTTATCAGATATGCTTTTAAAAACAGCAGATTTAGATGCTTTAGAAGGGTCTATAGAAGAAAAAACACTCGAACAATTAAAAGCAAGAGAAAAACAATTAAGTGTACAAGAAGCATTCGAAGCAGCTATAAAAAGACTCCAAAATATGCTTATAAACCTTGTAGCTAAAATGGAAGGAGCGACCATTTTGGGGGTAAAATTAGACGACCTTACTAATTTAACAGACGAAACCATTGCGAAAATGAGAGGTGGTCAACAAAGTGTTAATAATGCAAATGTAGTAGGTGTTGCTAATGAACCTGGACTTAAGGTAAATGATTTTATAATAAAAACTCATCCTAAAGATACTTTAGTAATGGCTGGGGGTACCCAATTAGGAGAAGGTAATGGAATAACACAAGCACATTTAAAAGAGCTTATAGAAGTTTCAAAAACAAACAGAACATTTTCATATGATGGGTTTGCTGCTGTAAAAGAAGCAGGACATTATGGAACAAAATTTAGTTAATTAATATTTATAATAAACCAATAAAATAATCAAATTATGAGTTTACTAGACAAAAAATCGTTATATGACAGACAAAGCAGAGGAGCTTTAGGTAATTCAATAGGTACTCCTGATAATCCAGGAACAACTCCAAAGGATGGAAATTACTACGCAGAAGAAGGTCAAAATATGAATTCTCCATTTACATCAAAAGGAGGACCTGTAGATGATCATATGGTAGCTTTGCTTACTAAAAATATAATTAGTAAAAATACAAATACACTTTACATGTCATCACCAAATGCTAGTCCTTATCAAGACCTTCATCCTGGGGCAACAGATACATGGTCAGGACAACCATTTAGTGATACATCTGATTTAAAACAATTTGGAGGGCCTTATAAAGAAACAGGCCCAATAGATGGACAATATTAATATATGGCCTTATTTGATTTACTTAAGAATCCGGATTCATTTCCTGTAGGTAAAAAAGGACATTCAAAAAATATAACCTATCTACCAGGAAATAATCCTAAATTCCATCTACAAAGAGTAGAAGGGTGGGATTATCAAAATAATAATGATCCTATTTTAAAAGGAGCAAATCATGATAATGAGGAGTTATCTGATTTTACTCTTAGAGGGGGGCTTAGAGCACACACAGATAGAGCTATTATAGATGTTAATAGAATATCTAAATTTTTAGAATCTAACCAAGGTAGCCATTTCAAACTTAGACAAGGAGCACTGCAGTTATTAAATCCCCAAGTGAATACAAGAACATTTAATGGGGGGATTAATTTATTAGCCCAAGTAGCAGCTTCAGGATTAGCTAATTTTAGAAGATCAGGAGCCTTTCCTGAAATCGCGGGTACTAATATGAATTCAGCTATAGGAAGTGGATTAGGAGACTTACTAGGGGGATCAATTGGTACATTTATTAGTAATGCCGCTGGGGGTACTTATTTAGATATAATAAAAAGAAAATATTCTTTATCAGACCACCAAACAGATAATACTAGAGAAACTGTATTTGGATTAGGAGATCCAGGTAAACCCGCAACTCAAAATGTATTAGATAGTATTATAGGTGATTTGAATCCTTTTAAGAAAAAACAAGGATATAATGTAGGTGGGGTTTCTAAAGTAGACAAAATAAACTTCCAATCAGTTTACAAAACATCAGATTCTGGAGCAGAACATTATATGCATGCTATAATGAACACTCCTTGGGGAGAAATGAGAGATTTTGTTGACTTTAAATTTGAAGTAATACGATCAGATAAATTTTCAACTATTCAAAATATAGTATTTAGAGCATTTCTTGATGGTTTTGGTGATAATTTTTCAGCAACCCATAATGAAGTAAAATATAATGGTAGAGGAGAAACTTTTTATACCTATAATAAATTTAATAGATCCATCAATATTGGTTTCAAAATAGCTGCCCAATCAAGACATGAAATGAAACCTTTATACCAAAAACTAAATTATTTAGTAGCACAAACAGCTCCTAATTATTCAGATTCAGGAAGAATAAGAACTCCTTTTATGAGACTAACTATGGGTGATTATTTTCATAGAATACCCGGTGTTTTAAAAACAGTTAATATTAACTGGCAAAAAGATTATCCTTGGGAAATTAAATTAGACCCTTTTGATTTTGATGAAGATATGAAAGTATTACCTCATTTACTTGATGTAAATGTTCAATTCCAACCAATTCACGACTTTGTACCTAATAATGGATTAAATGTACCATTTATAGGAATAGGGCCTGATTTATTAATGGAAAATGATTGGTTACTTGTTCCAAATAGAAAAAAACCAACTCATGAAACAAATTATGAAGAGAATGACAGATGGTTACCTGATCTACCTCCAGTAGAATTAGAATTACCTGATGGGTATGGAAGACAAGATATATCTAAAATTGTTGGTTCAAATAGAGAATGGACCCATGATATGTCTACAGTATTTCCGATGGAAAACCCAGTGACAATGGATAGGTATCAAGATGGTCTTTTGGGTGGAACTTTTTTAGGAGATTCTTATGATTCATCAGGTAATTTAGTGGGGGATTCCCTTGTTCCCCAATTTACTACACCTGATATATTTGAGTAATATTTTATAAAACATAAAAATGAATAGATTAAATTATATAAATATTATTAAAGAAAACAACAAACCTAGATATTATAACCATATCCAGTATCCCCCCATCCCTTTATCTGTGGATGATTTATATATTACAACTACTATTGGGGATAGACTTGACTTATTAGCAGATCAGTTTTATAGAGATACTGAATTTTGGTGGGTAATAGCTATGGCTAATATGGATAACGTTAATAGAGCTAGTTTTGCTTTAAAACCAGGATTAGAAATTAGAATACCCACTAATCCTAGATTAATAATGAAAAATTTTGAGAAGTTAAATAAAAATAAAGGAAAAAATTACTAACCCATGAGTACAATTAAAGGTATATTTGAACCCTTTAAACAATATGTCCAAAAACAATTAAGGGTTAGAAAGGTATTATTGGCAAATGCCAAACCCCTCTACATTGATGATGGTGAGGGAGGTGTAACCCCAGGCCCAAAAGACCTATCTTATGGTTTTGATTTACCAAGTAGATCTAATGTATATCCTGAAGAATCATTTTGGGCATATACAGTAGAAAAACAAGCATTCATTAGAATGATGTCCGGGGTAGATATAAGACAGGATGCAACAGGTATATTACAAGAAGAAGAAGCAGACCCTAAATTATCATATCTAAGATGGAACCCCCAAGCTTTAGCTAAACAATATATTTTAGAAAGTGGAACTCAATATTACAATGAAGGGGGAGAACATGGGGGTCAAAGAGAAGGATTTAGTCCACTTAATAACACAGATTATGAAAGAGCTTTTTCATATGGTGATAAAAATGTAAGAGCAAACGCCGACGCAGATTTTGGAGTAGTACCTATGCCTGGTATTGTAGATGCCGAAATAAGAACAAAATCAGATAATGGTTCTCTTAGAGAAGCAGTTGTCAATTTTGTATGCCACAATAGAAGACAATTAGAAGTATTAGAAATGCTTTATATGAGGCCTGGTTATCCTATATGTTTAGAATGGGGGTGGAATCCTTATATAGATAATGATGGTAATAAAAAAGAAAACCATCTTTCTATAAGAGAAGAATTCTTCAAAACAGATGAATCTCTTGAATCCTTAAATGAATCCATTAGAAAATATAAAAAAGAATCGGGGGGTAATTTTGATGGCTTTATAGGATATTGTAAAAATTTTAAATTTAAAGCAAATGAATTAGGGGGGTATGAGTGTACTACTGAAATCATAGCTCATGGTGAAATTTTAGAAAGTTTAAAATCAACATCTATAATAAAAGATGTGTCCAATCTTGATCAACAACAAACATTAGCTGATTTAGAAATTGAAGATAGTTTATTATGGTACTTAAGATCTATAAAATTTTCAATTAGATCACCCCAAAATATGTCAGTAATGAAAGATGCCCCCATATCAGCTAATGAATGGGCTAAGCATGGTGGGTTAGATAAAACTCCAGATAACATAAAGAACTATGAACAAATACATGGTGCAAGTGCAGAAATAGGATGGGATGAAATGCGTACTGATTTAGGGTATGCGGGAGATGGATGTCCTAGTTTTTATAGAGGAAGAGAATTAATAGGTATAACTTACCCTCAAGTTGATAAATTTATTTGTATATATGAGGGAAATGTTCAAATACCTGTAATGGTAAAAACAACAGATCGTAATTTTTCACCTAAACCTTATGACCAATATAAAGCCGAAGACCAATCAGTAGAACTTAAAGTAACAAAAGAAATAGCTAGTAACTACCAATTTGAACAATGGCAGTACCAGCACGATCAAGGAAATTTTGATTACATGTATGATTTCACTCATTTTGGTTTGGGTGATATGAAGGATTTTTACGAAACCCCTATCGCTGGGGATGTAACGATGATGTTAGATTATAGTACAACAACATGGTTACAATCAACAGATATTGGAGGGTTTTTTATTAATGTAGTAGATTATATTGAGGGTGATAGTAGATGGGGAACCCATAGAGACTTTTTAATATCAAAAGGAATAAAAGCTCAAAAAGCGGATTTTAGTTCTGAAAATAGAGCAACATCAATGAATGAATTTAATGAAAATTTAAAATTGATAGATGATAAGTTAAAAAACTATAAATTTGGGTACCTTGATGTTATAAATTTATGGGAAATGATAAATAAAACTACACTATCAACAGAAGTAAGTAAAGATCATTTACCTAATTTTAATTGGAATAATAAAAAACCTTATGGGGAATTAGACGATGAACATAAATATTATGATCCAAATCTGCAGGGTATGTCAGAAAAATTTGTACCCTCTGTTACTTTTCCTGGAATAGGTTTTGAATCCTTTTTAGGAGGATCTATTTTAAAACAAACAGTCAAACACGATGAGACACCAGATGATACAGGTTATAGAATGAATGTTTTTATTAGATGGGATTTATTATGTCAAATGATAAACCATTTATCAACGTATGGTGCAGAAAGAAGCTCAGATATTATACCTAAATTACTAAAGGGAGATGGTGAAATAACCAACTCTGTAATAGAGGAATTAAAAAAGAAACAAAAAAATTTCAAATTACAAGAAGCGGACATGGAATTTACCTACATGAATCCTAATAGAAGAACTTGGAATAATAAAAATAAAAAAACCAAACAAGACAATAGCTTTTACCTCCCATACACAGCACCATATGTAACAGACACAGATCCCATTAAAG